AATGGTATCGTGGCGGTTCAGAGTTCTACTCAAACAATTGCGAGGATAATAATAAAGCAGTCGGGCAACCATACAGCGGGCAAGGTTATAGTTATAAATATATAGTTGAGTGTGAATAATGATAAAAATAAAATCATCAAATAGGAACACTAATAAACACACCCAAGAGGGGATGGAATTATTAGAAAACTCAATTAATAAAGTTGGAGTAATTGAAAGTATTTCAGTGGCAACCGATGGAACTATAATTTCAGGACACGCACGAAAAGAAATCTTTGACAAACAAGGAAAAATACCAAAAGAAATAAAACTTGAATAAAATGAATATCCTGTAATTTTAACCGATATTGAAAACAATACAAAGCAATATTTTGAAGCTCAAATTTTAGCCAATACAACCGCTAACAAAAACTTTGATTTAGACGCTGAATTGATAGAAGAAATTGCCGTTGAGTACGATATTGATATTGAAGAGGTGGGGGTTGAGGTTGAGGAAGTTGAAGACTATAACGAAACCGATTACTCACGAAAAAACAAAGAAATTGATACAGATGACTTTGAAGATAAAATGATACTTAAATTGCAATTTAATGAATCTGATTATCATATTGTAAAAGACAAATTACTACATTTGGCATCAACACCCGAACAAGCTATTTTTAAACTTTTAGGATTAGAAAATGAGTAAATTTAATTTCGATACTGTAAAAGACTTTGATAATCATATTTCAAATTCTATAACTGGATATGACATACTTCATTCGCTCATTATAAATATAAGCAGTTTTTTTATAAAAGAAAATACTATACCAATTGATTTAGGTTGCACAAGTGGGAAGTTAATATCTACAATAGAAAACGAATATAAGTGTAAGTGTATTGGCTATGACATTACAGATAAACAATTCATTAAAGGATACGATTTAAGACTTCAAGATATTTCTAATATTGACTTTACAATACCTGAAACAAATTTAGTATATTCTATTTTTACACTACAATTTATTGATTATAAAAAAAGATTAGATATTTTAAAAAAAGTCTATAATTCTCTTTATAAAAATGGTGCTTTTGTTTTTTGTGAAAAAGAAATATGTAGTAATGGAATAATCCAAGAAGTTTTTACATTTTCAAATTATCAGAATAAACGAAAATCGTTTACACCTGAAGAAATTTTAAACAAAGAAGTTGATTTAAGAAAGTTAATGAACAGTTTAGAAAGTTCCGAAAATATAGAATTATTAAAAAAAGCAGGGTTTCAAACAATAGAGCCTTTCTTTCAATCACTTAATTTTAAAGGATATTTATGCAAGAAGTAACAGAAAATATTTTTCCTATTGAATGGAATTTAAAAGACGAGTTAAAAGTACCTTATCACGGGAAAAATGTATTTGGAACATTCGTTTGTGGTGGTGGCTCAACAATGGGCTATAAACTTGCAGGATTTAATCATTTGGGAGGTGTAGAATTTACAGACCACTATTCAAAGGTATATAAGCATAATCATAAGCCAAAACACTTTTATTTAGAAGATATAAGAGAATTTAATAAACGTACTGATTTACCAAATGAATTATACGAATTGGATTTACTAGACGGTTCGCCACCTTGCGCAGCTTTCTCAACAGCAGGGGCTAGGGAAAAAAACTGGGGTAAGATAAAAGATTATGAAGGTATAAAACAAGTAAAAGATGACCTTGTTTATGTTTATTGCGAAACAATCGAAAAGCTAAAACCTAAAGTATTTTTATTAGAAAACGTTTCAGGACTTGCAAAAGGAAACGCAAAAGTATATTTAAAAAGAGTTGTTGAACGAATGTCAAAAACTTATAATGTACAAGTGTTTTTACTTTATGCGGCTTCTATGGGCATTCCACAAATAAGAAATCGTATATTTGTAATCGGACATAAAAAAGAATTTAAACTGCCTAAACTTGAATTGAATTTTAGAGTTCCGCAGGTTGGGTTTGAAGTAACTAAAAAGTATTGGGATAATCCAGTATTTAAAAGTGTAGAACATTTAGCTATCGGAAGTGAGTGGGATAAAACAGAGGTAGGCAAAAACTCAGATAAATTCTTTAACCTTTGTAAACCACATCCAAAAAAGCCTTGTTTTACAATTACCGAATCAACAAGTGGAGATTGTGTTGCCAGCGTAATGCACCCAACTATTAAAAGAAAATTAAACATCGAAGAAGTTCGTATGCTTTGCACTTTTCCAAAAGATTATGACTTTTTAGATACAAATGCAATATCAACAATGGGGCGTTCTGTTTTGCCAGTAATGATGGCGAATATAGCAAATCAAATTAAAATACAATGGTTGGATAAAATTAAGTAATATGAAACCAAACAAACAACCATACATTGATTTCATTATAGATTGTTTTAGCAAAGGCATTGTTGAACGTGGCGAAGTTTTGGCAAAGTTTGGCAAAGTTTGGCAAACACCACCAAGAACGTTTGACCGATACTTTCAAAAGGCAAAAGAACAACACTCACGACAACGAGAAACGATTAATAATGCAAAGTTAAACACTACTATTGAATTAGAAAAAGAAGCCGTTAAAAAGGCTATTTTAACGAAACATCAAGCGTTAGAAATTTTAACCGAAATTGCACAAGGAAAAGCAAAAAAAGTTGAAGGGCAAATAATTATGCCAAGTCCAAACGAAAGAAGGGGAGCAATTGAAACAATGGCTAAAATAGAAGGTTGGGAAGCTCCAAAGAAAACAGAAAACACAAATATTAATATTGAAACTCCAATATTTGGTTCAAACCCTTTGTTAAAAAACTTAAACTATGACAAATAGTGAAAATGAAAAATATACTTATAAACCAACCACAGCTTATTGGAAAATAGATTTATTACTTTCCAATAAAAAAAAAGTATATGTTATTCAAGGAGGGCAAGGTGCTGGAAAAACAATATCTATATTAATGCACATTATAGAACTTGCACGATTAAGACCTAAAACAGAAATAAGTATTGTTTCTAAAGAACTTTCTAAAATGAAAAAAGGAGTTGTTAGAGATGCAAAAAAAATACTTCAAGATTGGAACATACCTTTTAACTACAACGGGCAAGAGTGTATAATAAAGTTTTCTAATAGCAGTTATATTGAATTTCTAGGTCTTGACCAACAAGATGTTGGAAAAGGGTTAAGGCGTGATATTGTATTTGGAAATGAAGCTAATAAATTCAATCTTCCTGAATGGGACGAAATGACGTCAAGAGCAAAAATGAAAATCATTGATTTCAACCCAAATGAAAAGTTTTGGGGGCATGATATGATTGAAACAGATAATTTCATAAACCTTACTTATTTAGATAATGAATATTTAAGTAAAGAAGAAATTAGTAATATTGAGGAATATAAAATAAAAGGATATATAAAATCAAATTTAGAAAATTATGATGTTCCTGAAAATATAAAAAACAATTTCTATGCTAATAAGTGGCGTGTTTACGGTAAAGGACAAGTTGCTATATTAGATGATATTGTTTTTACAGGTTGGAAAAAAATATCTTTTTCAGATTATTTAAAGATACCAAACTCAAACGAAATTTATGTTTGTGACTGGGGAAAAGTTGACCCTTTTGCAATTAGTAGTATGAAAGTGTATGATAAAAATTTATATATTCATGAATTAAATTATAAATCTGAAAACGAAATAATGAATGAAATGCCAAATGATTTTAAACAAAAATTTTTAGATAGCAATAAAAATATAGTTACATATACACTTGAAAAATTAGGTATTCCAAAAAATGCTACAATAATTTGTGACAATGCAAGACCAAACGCTATACGAGATTTACGCAAGAATGGATGGGAATATGCTTCAGCAACTTATAATAAAGATATTTTAACAGGGGTAACGGCTTTGCAAGGCATGAATATTTATTATACAGAAACATCAGTAAATTTAGAAACTGAATTAACAAATTTCACACATTTTAAAGATAGACAAGGAATAATAAAAGATAAGTTTATTGATGCTTACAATCACTTATTAGATGGTGTTAGATATGGTTGGGAGTATTATTTCAGAAATAGGATTTTATAAATTTAAGTAAAAATATATTTTATATTAAAATAAATAGTACATTTGCTTAAAATAAATTTTTAACGTCGTGATGACAGGGAAATAAAAATATGAATTTTAGCCTTTTTAGTTTCAATTCTAATAAACCTAACTATGTTGAAAGAGATAGTAATGGTAATTTTTTCTACTCTATAAAAGACTTTTTTAATGGTTCGGAATCAAATTATTTTAATTCATACCAAAAGAAACTAAAAGCTGTTATTTACAATCCTGCAGTTCTCAAAGTAATAACTTTCAGAGCGGATATTTATTCTCAAATAAAATTTAATGAGTTTGCAAATGATAAGTTAGTACAAAATGACTTCTTATATACTATTGCAAAAAAACCAAACCCAATGCAATCGTGGGTAGATTTGCATTATGATATATCTTTTTGGAGGGATTTAGGAAACGCTTATATTTATAAAGAAAAAGATGTTATTTATTGTTTAAATCCTTTATTCATTGAAATAAAAGAAGCTCAATTAAAAGAAATAAATAAATACAGATTTTCAGACTTTCAAACAAAACAATCTAAAAAAGGCGAGTTCAAAGCTAAATTTAATGAAAATGCTGAATGGCAAACGCTAAAATTAGAAAACCTTTATATTTTATCTGATTTGTCTCCTTCAATTACAGGAAATTGGATGCAAGGCAATAGTAGATTAGATGCTTTATATCAAGTTGTAAAAAACAGTGAGCTTTCTTTAAAAGCTAAAAATAGAAATCTTTTTTACACAACTAAATTTTCAGTGAGCGGTCAATATGATGCATCAAACCAATATAGCACTCCAATGGGAGAAGCTGAAAAAATAAGCATTGAAAAAGGGTTGCAAGGTAATAGAGAAATTTACGCCACTAAAGAGAAGATTGATGTTAAACAATTAGTTGATAATCTTTCAAGTTTAAAATTAGATGATAGTTATATTGCTGATTTGTCTATAATAGGAAATATGTACGGGCTTGGGAAAGATGTATTAGATATTTTATCAAAAGGCTCAACTTTTGAAAACAAAGAAAAAGCGATTGGAAGTTTTATTGATTATTCTATAATGCCAAAAGCACAGCAAAATTCTGATTTATACGAAATTATTTTCGAGAAAGAAGATATAAGGGGAAGTTTTAAACATTTGCCTTTTAATGCTGTTTTTGAACAAGAAAAAATAAACAACAACACTATTGAATTAAATAATTTAAAAATTGCGGTTGAATTAGGATTAGATGAGAATATTAAAAAAGCTAAACTAAAAGAGATTTATGGATATTAATGAAATAAATAAAATGCTTTCAGATAAAAATTTAAGTCCAGAGTTAAAAAAAGCATTAGAGAAAAAAAAAGAAATATTGTTAAACAATAAAGAAATTATAAAATGATATTCTGTAAAGAACTTAATAAAGAATTTAATGATAAAAAAGAATTATTTAAAGCATTAGCTGAAAATGAGAGTTTTATTATTGCTCAAAAGAAATTAGAAACAAAATCAATAGACAAAGGTGCAGTAGTTTGTTCAAATCAAAACTCAATTAAAAAAGCTTTTGAAAGTGAAACAAATAAAGCATTAAAGTTTGATGAAGATTATTATTATTTTGTTGTAAATTCTGCTAATATTTTAGACAGCCACAACGATATGCACGTTGATGGTAATTGGAATAAAACCGTAAAAGACCAACAAGGCAAAGTTTATTTAGTGTTTGACCACAAATTAGAACGTAAAGAAATTATTGCAATGCCTAATAATATTGAATTATTAACCGCAAAAATTCCTTTTTCTTTATTGGGAAAAAATTACGAAGGAGAAACTTATTCTTTAATATATAAAGTAGCTAAAAACAAAATCATTGACAAACAAGCTAAAGAATGGCTAGAAAATGACTATAATTTGCAGGCATCTGTAAGAATGCAATATGTTAAAATCGAAACGGCTTTTAATACAAATGATGCTGAATATTCAAAACAAAAAGCCGTATTTGACACATATTATAATCAAATAGCTAATAAAGATGAACACAAAGAAATAGATTATTTTTTCGTGGTAAAAGAAGCAAAAAACGTAATGGAAAGCTCACTTGTATTATTTGGTTCAAATAGTGCAACAGGGAGGATTGATAATAAAGAGCAGGCAATTGATGTCACTCAAATTGAGGTTAAAGACGAGCAGGTTATAACCACTCAAAAAAGAAAAAAAGGAATATTAATTTAAAAATTTAAACAAATGGTATTTGTAAAAAAATCAACAGAAGAGTTGGAAAAAATGACACCAACAGAATTAGACACTTATAAAAGTGAATTAGATGCACACAACAAAGCTGAATTAAAAGCGGAATTGAATGCAGAACAAAAAACAAATTTAGAAAATGCAAAATCTGAATTAAAGGACTTTTTAGCAACTGAAATTGGTAAACAATTATTGGAACAAACCACAACAGGCTCAAGTGTTGAAAGTTACGAGGTGCAATTAAAAAAAGCATTAGAAGATAATCACGAAAAGATTAAACAAATTGCTAAAGACGGTTCCGGAGTTGTAGAAATTACTTTAAAAGCAGTTGGAAATATTACAACGGCAATAGGCGTTAATACATCACCACCAAATATAACTGGAACACAACAAGCACCTTTGCAAAATGTTAATTATAGAAATTTAGATGTTACAGGATTGACAACAAACGTTTCTACTTCATTAAGTGCGTATCCTTATACAGAAGCTAAACCAAAAGATGGGGATTACTCATTTTTAGCTGAGGGAGCTACAAAGCCACAAGTTGATTTTCAATGGGAAACAAACTATGCAAAACCAGTTAAAGCGGCTGCATGGGTTCGTTTAACGGATGAAAGTGTGCAAGATATTGCAGGATTAGAAAGCGTAGCAAGAGATTTGCTTTTCAAAAAACACAATATTAAAAAAGCAAAAGGAATTTTATATGGCGATGGAGTTTCTCCAAATCCTAAAGGAGCAACTACTTATGGGCGTGTTTTTTCAGCAGGTGCTTTAGCTTTAGCAGTTGTAAAACCTAATTTCATGGATGTAATTAACGCTTGTATTACTGATATTGCAACTACTCATAATTTTGAGGATGAAATGCCTTACATGGCTAATTTAGTAATGGTTAATCCAAATGACTTTTTTATTCAATTAGTTTCGGCAAAAGATGATAATGGTTTACCTTTATATCCACAAGCTAGTTTATTTAACCAAGTTGTTATTGGAGGGGTTACAATTATACCTGAAGAAACAATACCAGCTGGTAAAATATTTGTTGCTGATATGTCAAAATATAACACAACAAACTATTTACCTTATACAGTAAAAGTTGGTTATGTAAATGATGATTTTATTAAAAATCAATTCGTAATTTTAGGAGAATCAAGATTTCACGCATTCGTTAAGAAATTAGATGAACAAGCGTTTATTTATGATGATATTGCAACAATTAAAACAGCTATTACTAAAGCATAGTTATTATGGAATTAGTATTATTGAAAAATTGGGGCGATTACAAAAAAGGCGACAAAGTAACCATTTTAGATAAAGCAGTTATTGAAAAAGGTTATGAATGTGGTCTTTTTGAGAAAGGTAAAAAAGAAAAAGAAATTATAAAATAAAGTTTATGTATTTAATTGATGTGTCATATTTTATAAAAAATCTTCATGTACCAAATACAGAAGAGCCTACAAGCGATGCTTATAATGAATTAGAAGTGTCAATTGATAGATATGTACGTCAATTTTTGCAATTAACATTAGGTAAGGAATTGTTCTTTGAGTTGGATAGCCATGTCATAGATGGGGGGTTGAGTAGTTCAGCTCCTCAAATATGGTTGAATTTAGTAAATGGATGTAATTATACTAACAATGGTATTAATTATACATGGAAAGGGTTAATATATCAAGAAGGACTTTTTAAAGGTTCTATTTTAGCTTATTATGTGTATTGCAATCATTTTCAAAATACAGCAAATAGCATTTTAGGTCAAGTCGCAATTGATCCAAAAAATGGCGTTGTAATAAATCCAACATCACATTTGGTTAATATTTGGAATGAATTTATTGAAATGTATCAAGGTTCGTGCAGTAGTAGTACAAAAACAACAT